CGTCTATAAACTACATAAATAAGCCAAGAGAAGATGCAGAAAATCTGCAAATCGAAAATAACAGCATTAATAAAAAATTTATACTTGTTAGTTTGGCTCTAGTTGTGGTGGTAGCGGCAATAATATATTTTAAGGGAAAAAGCCATGATACTTATAGTGTTATGGCACTTAACGGCAGGGAAGTAAAAATAGATAAGAAAACAAATTTGATAGTCGCTAAAAAGAACGATGAAAGGCAATTAGCCCCAGAAGCTGCAGCCCAACTAGTCATAGACTCTCGCCAGATATTAAACTCATCTCCATATAGACACTATGAGCCAGAGTACTATGATACAAAGAGTGATTATGAGTCATTTAAAAAATGGCTAGATATAAGCTATCTTTCAAACTCTACTAAAATTTCACCTTGGACAAAATCGGAAAAAGCCTACTTTGAGAGCTTAAAGACTAGAAAAGAGAGATATGCATACTTGGTAAAAAGAAGCAATCTAAAATGCGCAATGATACACATACCTGATGATGCCATAGGCTCAATGGGCTTAGAAGAAAAAGATAGTGATCCATTGTATAAGGAACTCTATGAAAACGTTAAGAATGGTAGTGGAAAGACATATTTCTTTGAAGGAGAGTGGGCTATATGTGCTGGAATGTTTGGAAGACCAAGTGATTTTTTAGGTGGTAGCCAAGAGGGATTTAAGGCAAGGAGATTTCAAAAACTTTTCTTGGCGGCTCAACTAGGAGAGGTGAGAACTCTAGAATATTTGGGTGATCTATTTGAATATCAAACGTATAATATAGGTCTAAATACAAATTTACAAATGGCAGAAGAATTTAGAAAACTAGCTAAAAATCCTCCACTAGACGAATTTGGCATGATACCTTATCTTGATGAGATAGTTGGTAACTACTTTGTGATGGATTTTAATAGAAATGGGGTGGCAGCAATGTCGGATAGTTCTTTATATAGCGATCTAAGAGAGCTTGTGGAGGATAAAAAAGAGCTAAAAGATCCAAGAGATATTGATGCAAACGAGACTACAAGGGAAGAATTTGTAAAGTATGTCAATAAAAATATAGGATCATATCAATATAAATTTGAAGAGTATGGCTTTTCAGATCTATGGGAGTATAGGGAAATGGAGGATTTTATAGATACAACCATCTTGGGCTCTTTGGTGATGTCATTAACGCCACCAGAGGGATATCCTAATGCACCGTACTACAACACACCAGAAGAGCTAACAAGACTATATGAGGCTGGCAAACTAGATAAGAAACTAAATCCTCTTATTCCTGTAATATACAGAGATAGTTTTCCAAAAGATATTAGGCGAAAGATACTAAGATATGCAAAAGAGCATAATATAACGGACTAAATTTGAGCCATTATACAAAAATAGTTTTTTGGTTTAATAAAACAATGCTAACATTTCAAAAATTTATTTAAGGAGAGTAGATGAAAAAAATTTTACTTTTAGGAGCCGTTTGTTGCATGTTGTCAGCTGATGTTAAAACTGTTAATATAAGTCCAGATGAGATCAAAAAATATGATCAGATCGTTGATATTAGAACTCCATCTGAATGGCAAGAGACTGGCATCATAGCTGGTGCGAAGACCATCACTTTTGATCCAAGTAATAAGAGTGCATTTTTAGATGAGCTTTCAAAAGCGGTTGATATCAAAAAGCCTATCGCTCTTGTTTGTAGAAGCGGCAGAAGAAGCACAGCAGCAGCTACAGCGATAGATAGCACAGATCTTAAGATTATAAATTTAGATGGTGGCATGAGTAGTTTGATCGAGCAAGGCTACAAAACTACACCTTATAAAAAATAGACAAATATTTTAATTGTTAAATTATTTTTTAGAGGTGAAATATGGAAGAAATTTACAATAAAATAATTGAAAAAGTAAAAGAATTAACAGATATTAGCAACGAGGCTAAATTGAAAATTCAAGTAACTATTTTAGTTAGAAAAGCTTTAAACTTTATGAATAGAGATGATTTTCCAGAAGAATTAATAGATCCTGTCGCTGAGCATTTAGCATTAAAAACTATTGAAGAAACAAACTTACAAGGTAATATTTCTAAAGTAACTGAAGGAGATACAACTATAGAATACAACACATCTAATAATACAACTGATGAAATGTTCTTATCTTTAAAGAGTCAATTATTTAGATTTAGAAAGGTTGGGACTGTATGAGTATATTAGATAAGTTACATACTGATAAAGTTACAGTTATTAGATCTGTTGTAGTTGTAGATGAATATGGAGGAGCTTTTGAAGAACAAAGAGAAATATTAAGCAATATTCCCTGCAGACTTTCACAAAAATGGTTGAGAAGTGTTACACCAGGAATGATTAATAGTAGTGGTCAAGAATATAAACTCTTTGTAGGTTTGGATGTAGATATAAAACAAAATGACTTACTTAAAGTTATAAGAAAAGCTGATGGTGTTGTTTATATGTTTAAGGCATCAAAACCTTTAGCTTACAACATAATAAAACATAAGGAAATATCCTTGACAGAAGTATCTGAAAATGAGGTAGATTATGGAGCTTAAAGGATTTAAAGAGTTCGATAAAATTCTTATAGAAATAAAAGAAAAAGCTCCAGAAACTACTAAAAAATTTTTAATGTTACAAGCTGAAGATTTAAAAAAAGATGCTAAAGAATTAACACCTGTTGACACTGGAACTTTAAAAAATGCTTGGCAAAGAGAAAATGGAAAAAGATTAACTGGAAATACATTCTCTCAAATTGTATTTAATATGACTAATTATGCTAATCATGTTGAGTATGGTCATAGAATTGGAAAAAGTAAAACAAAATTCGTAAAAGGTAAATTTATGCTTAGAAAAGCATTAAATATAAGGCAAATTAAATTCTATAAAGATTTAAAAAATTTTTATGGAGGATTGATAAAAAAATGAAATGGACCGATATAAGAAATGCATTAAATAATATTATTTCTGAAAAATTAAAAATAAACCCACACAGTGAGGATATAGACAATGTCAAAAAACCTTGTTTTTATATTGACTTAGTTAGCTATAAAAAAGAGTTTAACTCTGAATATAGAGAACTAAAAACTATAGATATTGATATTATCTATTATCCAAAAACTAATGGAAAGCTAACTAATGCTGAGATATTAGAAAACTTAGAAAACTTAGATGATGCATTTGAAATTGAAGGGAAAAAGATTTTGCATGTACTGGATAGATGTCTAACTTTAAGAAATACAGATATAACTATTGTAGATAGAGTAGGGCATTATGTCTTTACATTGAGTTTATATGACTTATATGGAAAACCTTATGATTATGAGTTAATGAATGATTTAGAATTAAGATTTAAAGAAGGAGGTATTAATTAATGGAAAATGAAGTAGGACAAATAAAAGCTAGTCCAAACATTAATATAGAGTTTAGAACTCTTGCAACAACTGCTATACAAAGAAGTGAAAGAGGCATAGTTTGCTTAATATTAAAAGATACTAAGAAAACTACAAAATGGAATACTCTAAAAACAATAGCAGATTTAAAAGAGAAAGAATGGGATGCTAAAAATGCCAAATACATTAAATTAGCAATGCATTATGGGGCTAAAAAAGTTTTAATAAGAGTGTTGCAAACAGGAGAAAATATAGATGATGTTCTAAGTGAATTTAAAGAAAGAAAAATGCACTGGTTAGCATATCCAGGAGCAGAGCAAGTAGATGACCAAAAGCTTGTAACTTGGACTAAGCAAGTATTTGGAAATGATGGAGCAATAGGGAAGACTGTTAAATATGTATCTAGCTTTGCTAATAATACAGATCATGTTGCAATAGTAGAGCTTGGAAATACAGGAACTTATAAGTCTATTTATGGAGATTTTACAGCTCAAGAATACACTGCAGCAATAGCAGGACTTATAGCAGGAATGCCAATAAATAGATCGGCTGATAACTTTGTTATGTCAGATTTAAAAGAAGTAGATTACTTTGAGCCAAAGCTTGGTAAATTCTCTCTATATAATGATGATGAAAAAGTTAGGGTTAATTATGGTGTTAACTCAAAAACCACTTTTGATAGCACTTGGAAGAAAGACACAAGAAAAATCAAAATAGTTGAAGGAATGTGCTTCATAACTGATGACATAAGAGATACATTTAAAAATTATTGGTTAGGAATTTATATAAATGACTACAATAACAAAATGAATTTCTGTTCTAATGTTACAAAAGTATATTTTAAAGAAATGGCTCCAAATGTTTTATCTGGAGACTATGATAATAAGATTGAAATAGACTTAGAAGCACAAAAAAGATTAATTGTTTTAGAGGGAAAAGACCCAGAGGAAATGACAGAAATGGAAATCTTAAAATATCCATCTGGTGATGATGTATTTTTAACTGGTGATGTTAGATTTGCAGATACTATGGCAAATCTTAGCTTGGTTATAAAGATGTAATAGGAGGTTATAATGGCAGATAGAAGTATAAGAGGTTATCATACTATTGCTGGTGCTCACGGGACTCTTTGGATAGATAATGAAAAAATAGCAGAGTTTTCTAAGGTTAATGCTAAAGTTACTCCAGACAGAAAAGATGTACAGTTAGGGCTATCTGTGGATAGTAAAATCGTAGCTTTAAAGGGAGAAGGAAGTATTACTCTTGAAAAAGTATATTCGAGAGGTAAGAAAATAGCTAACAAATTAACTAAAGGACATGATCCGAGAGTTAGAATAGTTACCAGTTTAGCTGACCCAGATACACCAGGGAAACAAGAAGAAAGAATCTCTTTAGATAATGTTTGGTTCAATTCAATAGATTTAATCAACATTGCTAGAGGAGAAATTGTAGAGGAAGAATATCCATTCGGATTTACACCAGAAGATTTAGCTTATGAAAATGATATAAAATAGGAGGGTAAAATGCTAATTACAGCAGATATGCTACTTGAAAATAGTAAAAAAATAAATAGTGATAAAAGAGAAAAAGTAAAAATCTATGTAAAAGAATTAGATGGAGATTTGGAGTGTGAGCTTTTAAACAAAGAAGATTACTTAGATTTATTATTGTCAAAAGAAAAGGACAAAGATTTAGAAGTAATTTATAATTCTTGTCCTATTTTTAGAGATGATAAATTAATAGAAAAGTTAGATTGTAAGAGTAATCCTGTTTCTGTTGTGAGCAAAGTTTTAAAAGACCCAACTATTTATAGACTAGCAGATTTAATCTTAGTAGCTTCTGGATATGGTGAAAAAGATTTAGTTAGTTTGGTTGAAGAAACAAAAAACTAATAGAGAGCGACTGGAAATTAAGTACAGTCGCTCATTATTTAAATAGAGGACATAAATTAGAAGAACTTAGAAAACTCTCAGAAAAAGATTTATTTTACATGTACCTTTTAAAAGAATAATGCTATAATATAGTATATTAAATTCATTTTAGGAGGGAAGTTTTATGAAAAAGTTTTTATTTGTGCTATTTATTTTTATTTCAGTTATTAGTTTTGGAAGTGTAAAAATTATAAATGGTAAATCTTCTGATGAAAAAAGTATAGTTTATAAAGATAACGATTGCACATTGCAACTGGATTATAAAAATTTTGATTGTGTGGCTATAACTGTAAAAACTTCTAGTTTTGCTAGTGAAACAGAAGATGAAGTAGGGTTTATGGTAGATAGTGGATACAATAGAACATTAAAATATAAAATTCAAAAAGATAAAAAAACTATAAGTTGTAATGCAGATAGTGCTATAAATGCAAGAATAATTAAAAACATAGTCTATGATATGGAAAAAGGATATTTACTTATGATAGATTATGTTGATAAAAACGATAAGATAGTAGCTAGAAATATAAAACTAGCTGAAATAAAAAAAGCAATAGCAGAATTTAAAACTAGTCAATTAAAAAAATAAATAACAAATAAAATAATTAAATTAAGAGCAGTTTAAAACTGCTCTTTTTTATTTGGAGGTGAAAATTTGGAACATGTACTAAGTGCTAGATTGGAACTTAAAGATAAATTTACTGCAGTTATAAATAAAGCTGAAAAAGGCTTAGCTGGACTTTATCAGAAAGCTAAATCTATGAATTGGGAAAAAGTTAATTCTGGATTGAATAAATTTGGAGCAGTTGCAGCAGGAGGATTAGTTGGATTAGGTGCTATAGCTGGAAGCTCTTTAACTGCTTTTGCTGATTTAGAGGATCAAGTCAGAAGAAACAAAGCTATCATGGGAGCAACAGCAGCTGAAGAAAATATGCTAATGACTCAAACAAGAGAACTTGGAAGAAGTACAAGATTTACAGCACAAGAAGTGGCACAAGCTCAAATGTATCAAGCTATGGCAGGAATGAAAACAAATGAAGTATTAGAAATGACACCAAAACTTTTAAAGCTATCTATTGCATCTGGAGAAGATTTAGCTAGTACATCCGATATTCTAACGGATAATATGACTGCCTTTGGGATAGAGTTAAAAGATGTAGATCATTTTATGGATGTCATGGCGGCTACTGCTAATAATACTAATACAAGTATTGCACAATTAGGAGAAGCTTATAAATATGTTGCAGCAACATCAAGAAGTTTTGAAAGCATGGAAGAAGTTAATATCTTATTAGGTGTTTTAGCAGATAATGGATTAAAAGGTTCTATAGCTGGGAGAAACTTAGCATCAGTATATACAAGACTTTCAAAGACAACTCCAGATATGGATGCTGCTTTAAAAAAAGTTGGAATAAGTCTTTACGATAATAATGGTAAATTTAAAGGATTAAGAAAAATCTTAGAAGAAATTAAACCTAAACTAGCACAAATGAATGATGAGCAAAGAAATTTGTTTTTGACTACGATAGCTGGTTCTGAAGGCATGAAAGTTTTTACATCTCTTTTAGGTTCTTCTAAAGAGGGTATAGAAAAAGCTGAAAATGCTATTAGAAATGCAACAGGTGCAACTGATAAAATGGCTAGTGAAATGGGCAGTGACACAAAAAATAAAATAGCAGAATTCAATAGTGCTGTTGAAGATTTAAAATTATCAATTGGAGAAGGATTGGCTCCAACAGCAGTTGACTTTATAAATCAATTTACAACTAAAATGAAAGAACTAAATTCTAAAGGAACTTTTGATACTCAGAATGTTGAAACTTATTTTAATAGAATATTCTCTCTTACAGCTGAGGCTATTAAAGGTTTTGCGGCATTAAAAGTAGCAGCAATGGCAGAAAATATTTTCCCAGGTTCTGGAAAATATGTAATAGGTAGTTATGCAGCATATAAAGCTGGTAAATTTGTTGGAAATTGGATAGGAGATAAAGTAGGAAGAACAAAAAATAAATGGGAGTTAAGAAAAGAATATCAATCAAAAGGATATACTTGGGATGAAGCTAATGCACAAGCTGAAAAAGATTTAGAAACTATAGATTTAAGAAACAGTAAAACAGATAGCGATGATAAAATCATGTACATAAAAGCAAATATGTTAAAAGAAAAAATAAAAGAAAATAAAGGCTCAGGAAAAGGACTAGAGCAATTAATGAAAGAAACTGATGAAGACTTTAAAGAAAGAAGAAGACTTGCTAAATTATCACCTCAAGATTTAGCTAAAGAACAAGTTGTACAACAAAATAAAACTGTCGAGTCTTTAAATAAACCTATACCAATTGGAAAACCTCTACCTAAAAAGCCAAAATCTGAATATGAAAAATCATTTGAAAATCTAGGATTTAAAGCTCCTATAGCATCTACTACTAATTTTTCTCCTCAAGTAAATGTTAATATGGGTGGAGTTGTAATAAAAAATGAAGCTGATTTAGAAAAAACTGCAGAAATGTCTAAACAAAAAATAATGGCAGAGTTAAAAAATTATGTACAAATAACAAATTAAAGGAGGGATAGTATGAAACCAACATTTATTTTATTAAAAAATTCTACAAGTACTCCTTTTTTCTTTGTTGTTCCACCTTTAGATTTAAAGATTGAAAGTGAGCAAGACACACAGATTTTTAAAATAATTGATGTAGGAGAAAAGACATTAATAGGAAATAGAAAAGCTGAAAGAATTAGTTTTTCTACATTTTTTCCTAATCTTAAATCTCCTTTTTTTAATTATTTACTGTCTGCAACACCATCTGGCTGTGTTGAAACATTAACTAAATTAAAAAACGATAAAGAGCCTTTAACTTTAATTGTTCCTGAGTTCAACATATTTTTTAAATGCTATATCCAAACTCTAAATTTTTCTATAGTTGAAAGAACTGGAGATATTGATGTAGAAATAAGTTTAATAGAAGTTACTAAAAATAAAACCTTGCTAGATGTAGCAAGAGGCTTATTGCAAAGGTGATTTTATGGAAAGAGTTAAAATTTATGTTAATGGAAAAGAATATAAAAATATTTTTATTCAAGTAATTTGGAGTGGTGCAATTCACGGAACGGCTAGAAAATTAGAAGTCGAGTACTTAGGAGATATCATAACTGAAATAGGAGATGAAATTGAATTTTCTTATGATGATGAAAAATTATTTGTTGGAAAAGTATTTTTTCATTCAAGAAAAGGAGATACTGATGTTAAAACATTCTATGCTTATGACAATTCTATTTACTTAAATAAAAATAACTTTGTTAAAAACTTTTTTAGAAAAAAGCCAAGTGAAATATTAAAAGAAATATGTGGAGAACTTAATTTAAAAGTAGGTAAATTTCCAAAAGATGAAGTTACTTGTACTTATCCAGCTATTGATAGAAGTGGATACGAAATTATATTGAATGCATACACTATCCAGCATAGAAAAAATAAAATGATTTATTCTATTGTAAGCAATGAACAAGCAATAGATATAGTTGAGCAAGGGACTTATACAGATGTTCTTTTGACAAGTGCAGATAACATTTCCACTTCTTCATACGAAGAAAGTATAGAAAATATGGTAAATCAAATTGTTATCTATAAAGTTGAGAATGAAAAGCAACAAATACTTAATAAAGTAGAGAATGCAGAAGATAAAAAGAAATTTGGACTATTTCAACAAGTTATGCAATTTGAAAAAGATGTAGATAATATAGCAAACGCTAAAGACATGCTAAAAAGTGTAGAAAAAAGTGCAAAATTACAATGTCTAGGAAATGTATTAATTCAAGCTGGATACAATATAGGGATACAAGAGCCAAATAGTGGGCTTGTTGGAGATTTCTTAGTTAAATCGGATGCTCATGTCTTTGAAGGAGAAACTCATTATTGTACTGTTGAGCTTGCATTTGAAAATGTAATGGATAAAGCAGAATTTGAAAATAAAGAAAAAGTTAAAAAAAGTGACAAAACTAAAAAAGGTAAGAAAACTAAAAAAGGAAAAGCTAAAAAAGTAAGTAAATTGGATCAACTGTTTCCAGAAGGGTGGGATAAGAGATGAGTGATTTAGGATTAATGATAGGTGAAATGATAAGTCAAGCTACAAAAGGAACATCTATCATAAAAGCTAGTGTGCTTACTCCTCCCCCAAACTTAACAATTGAATTTGATGGGCAAACTATCCCTTCAGAGCAAATTTACTGTAGTAATTACTTATTACCTCACTATCATAGAGATTACAGTATTGATGGAATTATAGACAAAATAGAAATAGATGTAGCTAAATACGATTATAATAATACTACTCAAGACGCTATGGGGCATAAGATACCAAAATTAAATGGAAGCGGAACATTTGAAGGTAATGGGACATATAAATCACATAAAGATATATGGTTTGAGGATACTCTCCAAAAAGGCGATGAAGTATTAGTGCTTGTTATGGGCGTCCATTATGTTGTTGTGACAAAGATAGTTAAAATGCCAAGTGGAGCAATAAAAGGGGTGTAATGTGGAAAAAGATTTTAATATTTTTCTTGAAAAATCAGAAACAGAAGTTGAAGAAATGCCAATTTTTAAAGAATATGCTATAGATTTTAAAACTGGAGAGTATATCAAAGAAGGGAATGATATAAAAGTTTTAGAAGAAAATGAAGCTTTAAAAGTATGGGTATTCAAAGCATTAAAGACTGAAAGATTTATATATACTGATGTGCATAGTGATGAATATGGGAGTGAGTTAGAAACTAATATAGGAACTATTTATCATAAAACAGTTAAAGATGCTTTAATGATAAACCAAATAAGGGATACATTACTAGTAAATCCTTACATCACAGAGTGCTATAATTTTGTCATTTCTAATGAAGATGAATATGTTCCACAAATAACCTTTAATGTTAAAACTGTGTATGGAGAGCTAGAAATGGAGGTGTAAATGAAAGATAAAATTGAATTAAGAAATAATTTCTTAGATAACTTAAAAAACCCACTCTCAAAGATGGAAGGTACTTATAACTTTGATATTGCAGCAACTTTTGGAATTACTGCAGAAGAAGTTTACAAAGAATTAGAGTTCTGGGAAAAACAAACTTTTATAGATACGGCAACAGAAGATGAATACGTTGATAAGCATGCTTTAATGTTTGGAGTAAAAAGAAGAGTTGGAACTAAGGCAAAAGGAACTCTAAAAGTAACAGGAAAAGCAAATTCTATCATAGAAGAAAATACAATATTTTTAAATAGAGATGGAATAAAATATAAATCTTTAAGAAGAGAATATTTAAGCACATTAGGAGTTGCAGAGATAGAAATAGAATGTTTATCTGAAGGTAAAATAGGTAATGCTGCAATAGGAGAAATAACAACATTTGAAATTCAAAATAGTAATATATATAGTGTTACGAATGAAAAAGAAATTATCAATGGATATGATAAAGAACCTAATTCTGTACTTGTAGCTAGAGCTAAAGAAAAAGCTACAAGACCTGCTCACAGTGGAAATATATATGATTATGAGCAATGGGCTAAACAAGTTGATGGAGTTGGAAAAGTCTTAGTAAAACCTCTTTGGAATGGAAACGGAACTGTTAAAGTTCTGATTGCTAACTATAATAATGATATAGCTGATTCTAGTCTAATTCAAAAAGTTAGAGAAAGAATACAAAGCGATGACGGTAGACCCGTCGGAGCTGATGTAACTATAGAAAGCTTTAGAGCTAAGACTATAAACATAGAAGTTAATACTATATTAAAATCTGGATATGCTCTATCAGATGTAAAAGAAAGAATCGAATCTCTTTTAAAAGCTGTTATAAAAACTGGGAATGCTACTTTTGAGAAAGCTAATAAAACAATACTATCTATTAATCGTTTAGAGAAAGCTATTTTAGAAATAGATGGAGTAAATGATAACTTTGTAAAAGTAAACAATTCTAATTCTAATATAGAAATTGCAGATGATGAGATATTAGTAGTTGGGACAGTGATTATAAATGAGCAATAGATTAATTAAAAAAGTTTCAAAAATAGCTAGAAATAGTTTACAAGAAGATTTAATCAGAACATTAGACTTAATCTGTGAATATGCTAAAAATGATATACAGAAATACAAAGAGCTATTATTTATAGCTTTTTTTAATGAGCAACAGGTGGCTAATTATGAAAGGTTTATGGAATTAGACTATAAAAATGGTTGGAGTCTACAGGATAGAAAAGACAGAATTATCTATACTTTACTATCTAAAAATATTTTTACACCTCATGTTTTAAAGGAACAAGCTAAGATATTCACAAATGGAGAAATTGAAGTTATTGAAAATTACAATGATTATTCTTTCATAATAAAATTTACATCAGTAGTCGGGATACCATCTAATTTGGATAACTTTAAAAACTTTATTCATATTAATAAACCAGCTCATTTGAATTTTAGTATCGAATTTAGATACAATACACATAATCAGGTAGCTTATTTATTACATAATGGATTGAAGTTAAAAACTCATAAACAAGTTTATGACACTAGACTTTATAATGATGCTGATGTTATTGGAAAGTATCACAAACATATTGAGTTAAGTTCTATGAAACATACATCTTTAAAAACTATAAAAAATAGGAATATTTATGATGAAAGGAGATAAAAAATGCCAGATTATACTAAGTATTTGAAATTAATTAAACCAGGAGGGAATGATTATTATAACATAGATGATTTTAATCAAAACTCAGAATTGATAGATAAGGAAACAGAGAAATTAAACAATGCTGTTACAGAAATTAAAAACGGAGCAACAAGAGAAAAGGCTGGGATAGTACAGTTTGGAACAGAAGAAGGGAAAGCATTAGAAGGAATGATGTTAGCTAGATTAGCTGGAGCTTATGGATATGGTGGTGATATACAAGATGAGGGTGTAAAAAATCCTAATTATATTTATTATGATAGAAATACTAGAAAGATGTATAAATGTTTAAAACAAAACCAAGATATTTCTGCAAATGTTACTAATTTTATCCCTTTAGACAACAACTCGCTTTTGGAGAGATTGGAAAATCTCT